CGTTAGGACTCTTGACTCGTACATAGCCACTAGAATCCCAATCGATGATCTCATTAATACTAGCTGTACCAATATCAACGAGTTCTTGGGCAACAGCGTCTTTGCTGTGATCCAATATCGCAGACTTCTCGATACGCCTTTTGACAATACGCACACCACCAAAGCGATCTAGTGGTGGTTTCATGATACGCTTTTTTCTAGAAGGGGATTTCGTCATCCAATTCATCTTCTTTTTTTGCAGAAGGTGGGTTATCATTACCCCAAGCACGAAAGAAACCTACCAAGTCACCTTTGTTGTACTTAGTGCTATCATCTATTTTTTGATAAATTTTTATATCAATAGCACCTGGTACTGTTTCTCTTGTTTTGGTATCATCATTCCAATTACTACCATCCCATACTTCAATGATGTAATCACCATTGTTCATATTGATCGGTTTCATGAGTTTGAAGTTGCGATTGCTGTGTGTAGGACCTGCCATATTTCATTCCTCTATTTCGTTATAAAAATATACTATAACACCTTTATGAAAATATTGCAAAAAAATTGTGTGATTGGGATCGCCATATATAGTGACACCCTCCCCCCAAGGGGTCGAAATTGCTACTTTAATTTTTTTTATATGTGAATTTTGCCAGGGGTTTTTACAATATTTATTCTTTGGATATATATATCATTAATGATTGTATTATTTTTGCTGCTGCTTTTTTTATAGGCCTTTATATTCTTTATTCTTATTAAATATATATATTGTTATATATTATATTGTTATAGTAAAACCCCAGTTTGAATGTAGATTAAAACCCCAGTTTGAATATGCATTAAAAATAAATAATTATATGCTTGCAATTAATATAGCATTATGATATCAATATAAATAATATAAATAGAAAGGTTTTAACATGGATAAAGAAAAAACAATTAAACTTAAAGATTACTATAAATTGCTAAGGGTTTTAAGTCGCCATTACCCTGAAGCAGCTTTAAGAATTAGCCATTGTCTTAACAAACACGATGGACTAAAGGAAATACTAAGGTATAGAGTAGTATTAAATTATATTAATGAAAACTTTTAATAGAAAGGAAATAAAACAATGAAATTATTTGATAAGCTATATTGCTATGTATTTATACCTATAATAATGACTATGTTTATAATTGCATATGCTGCAACAATAATAACATTCTTTTAATAATGAAATATAGAAAGGAAATAGAATAATGATATATCCATCATATAATAAACTTAATCAACGTATATTAAACGATCTAGAAAAGATAAATAATAGAACAGGAAAACCATTTAAAGACATGTTTAATAAATATCCAAGTAAATTATTATCTATCGATCTAGACGCTAAAACCATTAAAGGAAATAAGAAAGGATATAAAACAGGTATTTTATACCTGGCCCCAGCAAATACGCTTGGCTTTTATAATTTATGCCCTAATGCAGTTATTGCACAATGTGAAAAGGCGTGCTTATACACTGCGGGGCGTGGCCGTTTTTCTAGTGTAGAATTATCTAGAATAAGAAAAACTTTATATTGGATCGATCATAGAGAAAGATTTTTAAAGCAGTTATATAATGAAATAGAAAGAGAAAGTATAAAGGCTGCAAAAGCTGGATACAAATTCGTTGTGAGATTAAATGGTACTAGCGACATTCGCTGGGAAAATTATTTCTATAAAGAGATGGTATCACTAAACAATAAATATGATGTTGTATTTTATGACTATACAAAGATTGCTAATAGAAAAATTCCTAATAATAAAATATACGATCTAACTTTCAGCTATTCAGGCGTGCAGTCATTACACTATAAAAAACAAATTGAAAAAGCTTTACAGGCTGGGATGCGATTAGCAACAGTCTTTAGAGATAAATCTAAGTTTCCCAAGAAATTCCTGGGGCGTGAAGTAGTACCAGGTGATGAAACGGATCTTAGGTTTTTAGATCCAGTCAATAGCGTGGTGGCCTTATATGCTAAAGGTCAAGCCATAAATGATTATACTGGTTTTGTAATAGATTAATAATTAAGAAAGGAAATAGAACCATGATTATAGATAATTTTACATTCAATATGATATGCGAAAAATATTGTATTGATCCCTTTATAGCTCTTGAAAATAAAGATATTGTTAAGGCAATAAAGAATGATGACTATAACAAGTTGGTAGAAATTATAGAAAATGAATTTTAGTAGAAAGGAAATAGAATAATGACTAAGAAAATGTATTATATAAATAGTGATGGATACCTAATAAAACCCCAGGGGATGTTTAAAAACACGCCTCGCAGAACGCAAAAATTGCTGGGCTGGAAAAGAATTTGGATAGATGAAAGGAAAATAAAAAATGAAAATACAAATAACAAGTAACCGCAATGATGTTGTATTACATGATTATACAAAAAAAACTAAAAGAAAAATTCCTAATAACAAAGTAGTGGTTGTTCTAAATGATAAATCGGCATACATCACAATAAATGGTTATGTGTATTATATCGATGATTCAACTAACGAACAAATAATAGATAAATGGAAGGAAATAGAACAATGTTAAAACTAAACGATAAAATACTTATCTTTTGGAATAGTGAGGGTCTAGAACCTAACCAGGCGAATGGACATTATCAAAATGAAAAAGAGATTATTACTATTAATAGAATAGATCATGAGTTTTATTATGATGACAATTCATATGTTGAAGTAGAAAAAGATAATATATTTATTAATCTACAAGATGATTTATACATAAGGCAACAAGATTTATATTTATTAGAAAGGGTAGAAAACAATGAAAATAGAATATAACAATGACAAAGGATATAAAATTGTAATTAATGGCGTTACATTACATCAGGATGATATCTATAAAATGTTAGCATACTTGCAACGTAAGCAGCCAATAGAGAAAGTCTATAAGAACGCCATAAACAGGCTTAAGAAAAATGTTAAATGATAATGAGATACAAAAAGAGTTAAAGGCCTTTGAAAAATGGTTTAAGAATAGCGTTAAACGTGATCAAATAATATATTATACTGGTTTTTTAGCTAGTGATCTAATAGATGAGCATGAAATAGTACAAATTAGAGCTGCTAAAATTAAAGATTATTTTAATTATTTATATGAGAGTAATTATATCACTCTTACGCAGCGAAAATTAAATGATGATGTATACCAATATATAGCGATTAGAATTTAATCTTGTGATTAGATTTAAATTTGCCTAGTAATTGATCCAGCTCTTCTTTTTTAGAGCTGGGTTTTTTATTGGCATTCTTAACAAATACATTTTTAAAATAGCCTATTGATTTAATACTATCCTTTCCATTATCACGCCGATATTGAATGGTATTTCTAATTCTTTTTAATATGTATTCTTTGCTAAAATCTTTTAACCAGGTATCGACTAAATGTTCATGATCTAGTTTGTGTTGTACTTGATGGCCAAATATTTCCTCGACTATTTTTCTATACTGCATACATATTTTTCTAGCGTCAGAACTGGTATCGAATTTATTTTTTTCCATAGTCTTAGCCCCTTCTTTATATTCAGGTGGTACTACTTCAGCAATCTCTGATATTGTTTCGCTGGTTTGTACGGAACGTGCCTCATCCTCACTAATATCTTCATCAAATACCATATAATATTTATTACCTTTCAATCCACTATGCTTTTTTGCGTATCTGATATAATCCCAGCTGATTAACTTCCTAATATGATAGCTGACAGCCTGCACGCTGATGCCAAGCTGTTTACTGAGTAATGCCTGGGATGGGAAACTAGTGCCAGCTCTATTTGTGTACGCTGCAAGCAAACAAAATAGTAGAAAGGTGGTCGGATTTTTTTTGCTGCGTATATCAACCACCCTTTTACTAGGGATCACGCTCCATATCGAGGGGACTTTTGGATTGCCATTTGAATATTTGTTCGCAGTCATACGTCATTTATTGTTGAGATTGTTTCAAATATTCGCTTGGTGGAGTGTCTAATACTTGACTGAAGTCTGGTATTTTTTTACCATTTTTCTTTTGCTTTTTCCATAAGTAATATGAAATCGCCATGTATACAATAGCGTCAACAAACGAGTCATCGCTAGGGTGTAGGTCTAGTCGTGCTTGTTTGGTATCTATCATAGCCTGGCAAGCTTGATATGGCGTTACATTGATATGAGAGCTGAGGCTCATACGTTTTGCCATGGCCCTAAACATTTCGTCAACGCTGCCATACTTCTTATTTCTATCCTGGAACATTTCTTTTGCCTGCTCTAAGATATCTAGTACATCATTATTTTCCATGTAACCTTGCTCCATTTATTAGTTGCTGTATCTCTGGGGAGTTGATCGTGTATTTTCGCCTAAGTGGCAGCCCCATTTCTAAAATATTATGGACTAAACCCACACGAGAGGTGTGTTCTAGCCTTGCCTGGTGATCTAATTTATCTACCAATTCCTCTGGTAGCCTTAACAAACAAGATTTTTGTGCCATTTTTTTATCTCCTATATTATTTTGATATTGACATTATCTCAAAATAGTATTTTAATGATATACAAATGTCAACAACTATAAAATAAATGAAAGGATTATATAGATGACAGTTAATAAAATGCCACTAGAAGTTGTAGTAAATAACTTGCAGCATTCTGATACAAAGCTAGACGAACTTGAGGAACAGTTTTGGGAAAAGCTAGAGCAGTTCAATGAGGATGTCAGAAAGCTAAACGAAACCATAGAAAGATTGAAAGGAAAATACAATGGGTAAATATAAAAACTATCTAATGGAACAAGAAGATCGCTATTGGGAAATAGCAGATAAAGAAATAGGAAATTGTGAAAGTCTAGGCGAGTTCATGCAAACTATGGACAGGTACAAAGATTTACTCACGTTCATACCACAAGATGAGGACCCTGAAGTATATATCGAGGATATGCTAAGTGATATGTGGTCTGATAAGTGGGCTAAGTATCAAGAACAAGCAATAGGAGAGGGCTATGAACACAATGACTACTAATGATAGTGTCATAGATCAGGCCAAGAAAATGGGGGATGAGTTCACTAATAACCAGGTGGACCCCCTCCGTAAAGTATCTGAGCTGTGGGTGCAGATTGAGATTTGCAGCGATTGTATAAAGTCTTTGAGGCTTGATACTATGGAGTTGAGCGATGTTGAGTATGATGTACTTACCAACATACAACAACAACTAAAATTTTTAACACCAAATATTAACAGTCGTGTCAGGCGTTCTGAAACTGCCCTGGCACTTGCATTTGAGAAAGCAGAGGGAATAGCAAATGACAGAGAATAGTAACAAAATGCCAAAAACATTTGATGAGGCAATGCTTGAGTTTCAGAAACTAAAAGTTCAAGCAACTAAAAGCAGTAAAAACCCACACTTCAAAAATCAATACGCATCTCTAGAGGATGTTATGAGGGCGTGTGATGAGGGCAATCAATTTGGATTAGTGTATAGTCAGCCACTAGATCTGATTGAGATAGGTGGGCAGGTATTACAAGTTGTAATGACTACTGTAACCCATGTACCATCAAATGAAACTAGAAAAAGTCCTTGCCCTATACGAATGAAGGACCCAAACAATCCTCAGAGTATGGGTAGTGGTATAACCTACTCAAAAAGATATGCTTTGCAAGCGTTCTATGGCTTATGCTCTGATGATGATGGTAATTTTGCAGCACAAGAACCATTGTTTGACTCAAGCAAGGCACCAATACATAATGTTGCTACGAAGGTTTCCCCTCATGGCAAGTGGGCAAAGGTGGCTGAAAAATATTTGAATGACTTTCAAATGATAGATACAGAAAATGATTTTGAGCAGTTCAAAGACATAGCACAAGAAAAGCTAGACTCAAAAGATTTTGAAGGTCTCAAGCAATTTGTTGAAATAAATAAACTTAGGCAACAAAACCCATACAAAGATTGTCTAGATGAGGGTGGAAAAATATATCTCGCTCTACAAAAAGCAGCAGGAGAAGAAACCAAAACTGCGAGGCTTGGTCCCTAAACTACCTTCCCAATCCAGTCCCCCTTGTTGTTCAATACCATGGGCAACAAGCGTGGGACACCATCAATAACAATACCACACCCCAAAATAAATCTTGTGGAAAAGTTTTTAGCATAGCTGAACGCCAAAGATTTTTGATTGATAAGGCAGCCAACCTGCATACCAAAGTATAGTTCATCTGGGTTAGCCCAGTATCCAATAGAAAACTTGGTATGGTAATGGCCCTGAACTGTAGACATACCCATAGTCTGAGATACTTTTAACACATCGGCAGCCTTGCCATGTGTAAAGAACACTCTTTGCTGCCCACAACTGAGCGTCAGATCATCTACCCATTTCCATTTTTTAGTTCCCAGGAACTCTGAGTATGGCCTAAGAAACTCTCTAGACATTCCATACTTGATTGCTCTGCGATACACTAAAGAGCTATGGTTACTGTGTACCTCAGTCACATCTGGGAATATAGACTCTAGTTCTTTGACGTATTGACGAGCTGTTGACAACTCATTACCAGGGCTTGGCAAGTCAGGATCGTGATCATGCATCGAGATAGCATGAAAGTCTAACAAGTCTCCTATATTGATGATGGTATCAGGTTGAAATACTTTCTTTACCTCTTTAAGAAAGGCAAAAGAGTCTTTGTGATGATAAGGTATATGTAGATCGCTTATTACTAGCACGCATTTGTTTGCCATAACATCCTCCTATGTTACTGATTTATCGTAACATTTTTGTCATTTCCAAACAACCCCTCAAAAAAAAACTCTTGACATTGATATCAAAAGGATATATGATACTGAAATGATAAAAAATAAAAGAAAGGATATTATCATGACTAAAAAAACTGATGCCGAACTGGATGCAGTCATAGCACGTCTTCAAAATATGTTCAGGTTTGAATTACCAGAGGATCCTAAAGAAGTAAGACGTAAACGACAAGAGAGAGCCAGGAGTAATGCTGCGTATAGCAGAGTTAAAAGACTGATGAAAAAATACGCAGACCTAGGCCTGGGTTATGATCTGCAAACTTATGGACACGTCAGTCCTATAGGTAAATGGGTGTATATGAGTCAAGAGTGGGAAGATTATATATCTGCTGCTATCGCTAACGAAAACCACCCAGCACATGAAGATGCCTATCAATTTGGTGATGGTCGTTACAATGAGCATTGGGAGGAAGTTGAGAGGGTTATGATCGATATGGTTGAGTTTGCATCTGAGTGGGCTGACAAAAAGGAGGCTTGACAGACAAAACTATCTGTGGCACGATAAGGTTAATAATAACCTTTCGCAGTTAAAAGGGGTAGGTCCTCCCACCTACCCTTTTTTAATGCAGCTCGTAACTGTAAATCTTTTCATCATTGACTAGCTGATCCCATAACTCTACAAAGGATACAGCATCTTCATAGGTGGAGAACCCACGACAGACAACATTGCAACTGTATGTTCCATCTGCTGCCTCTAGCACCATAAAAGTATAGGGCAACTTTTCATTATCATTTTCCGACATCTTTCATTGCTTTCTTGTGAGCCTCACCAAAGGTCATACCCTTTTCCATTAGACCTGTCATAACTCTCATGTGCCTGGAAGTGTGGTGTTTACTATGCCTCTTCATAGTTTGCTTTTGTCTTTTAGTTAATTCTGCCATTTTACTACGCCAAAAATAGAATTAGCCCTAGAACGCCCAGAGAAAGCCATAGAAGAGGTTTAGGTCTTTTGTTACCACAACCACATTTTGTAAAGAACATCGTACTCTGTGTCCATTTATGGGCGATTTTTTTTAGTTTATCTAGCATTATGTCCTCCTATCTTGCTAAAGGGTTTTTACTTTCGTTTTCCATAGCTTGTATCTGTGTATCGATAAGGTCAAGCCTAGTTTTGATTATGCCAAGGTTATTTGTGCTGGCATTTATATCTTCTTTCATCTCTTCAATTCTATCTACGAGGCTGACATAGTTGTCGTTAATCTTATCGTTTGTTTCTGTTAGGTCTACTGTCTCATTTATCACATACTGCCTTGACTCTAGGTCGGATACT